CCCAGGCCCACTGTCTATCTCCGATATCTATTCGGAAGGCAACTCTTATCTGGAACCGCGTACCGCGAGGTACACGACCATGAGAGAGGGGATCTTCAATATCGCCCAGACGTTCACTCATTTGAAATAAGCTCTCGTCTAAATGATATATGTCAGCCGACTCGTCTCTGAATGTATCAACTTTACCCATAAGAGCACAAATATAGCTTTTGGGCTCATTATTTAGAAGACCGTTATACAACACGTTCTTCCGGGAGGAGATAATCCCCAGATAAATCGCACTATCACCACGGTAAGCTTCATACATAGGCTGAAAAGGTACATTCGCAATGTATTCAACATCGCGGGTATCTCTGTAGTCCCCATGAGGCGAACCCGACGTCCCGCTACGGCCATTAACTAGTGACCATCTACGAGACAATTCGCGTGACGCTATGAGGGGTTTGAGCTCAATGTATCGACGTACAAGACGTCGAGATAAAGACTTATAACCAAAGAAATAAGCGCGGTTTGCAAGGTTCCTAATCGCATCAAAAACTGCGAAGTCCGATAAACCAGTCGGATCGTAAATAGGAATCCGGAAGCGCAACGGAGTTATGTCTTTACCGTTAAGCGCGTACATACCGCACGATTCTCGTACGGCATCTTGGCCCTTGAACGTCTTATCGACATTCACGCGAAGACCGAATGAACTCAAGATATGAAATAACGAGTTCAAAGCTTTGTCAGGAACAATGATGTCATCACCATAAACGCGGATATCTTTAAAGATTTCCGTATAGTGACGACGACCTGAGATTGCGGATAAATACCGCTTAACAGCGTGATAGTATTTACCTTCCCATGCAGTTTTATCATGACCATCCGGATAACGATCCGAGATGATTAGGGAAAGAATTGCGCAGGCCGTGAATACTATCGTCTGCAGGGGAAAAGTCGTAGCTGCACCCATACCGGCGTACATCTTCGGCTCTATGCTAACGGTTTTGACGACGCGGCCATTCTTGTCCTTCTTACGAAGAACATCGATGAACCAAGTACGTGCAGCCATAAACTTAAAGGCTGCTTCTCCTGTGAATATGAAAGCAACTAGGTCCGAAGATATTAAATCCGAAGCCCAGCTCATATCTACAGTCGCTGATCCGTTAGTTCCAGAAAACAGCGAGAACTGAAGCGCAAGCTCCTGTGATCGCGATTGGTCTGAGAACTTTACATATCTAGAGAGGTTCAAGTCACCACTATCACACGCCTTGTATATCTGGCGTTTAATAGACTGCTGGGCGAACATCATAGACACACTTTCTTGCGTGATACTACGTCGAGAAGAAGTATCCTTGTCAACATCAGCGTAAAGTGAGTTCTCAGGTGTGGCCCGCCAAAAGTGCGTCCGCCTAGTCGGATAGATTGATTCCGACTGATAACACGGAGCAAAGTCCTCTTCCTTTTCAGGAATCGTGCTAGCACCATTAGTGGTATTGCCCGGTCCATGTTTACCATGAGTCGGGTAAGTCCATACTTTATCAGTCACCAACCAGGACACGATTTGCCGTAAGGCTAAAACGTAATCCATATTGAAGTCGGCAACATCCTTGACCTCATGACTTTGGATACCTACCCACTTTTCATAGGTAGATAGCGACAAGTCTGGGCGACTCAAGGGAAGTTTGTTAAGACATACTAAACACGATAACGCCCACTTAGCAAGCTGAGCATTATCGGGAAACTTAGCACAGGCTCGAAGAGCTAAGCTGAACGGAACCTTTGAAAGGGCTTCATTCCACACAAATGTAACGTTACCAAAAGAATCAAACTGGTAACATTTGAGGAATACTGAAGCAGCATCCTTCAAGTCTTTTGAAAACTGAAGATAACCGGTGACGCGTATAGCGTCAAGAACCCGAGTTATCGACAGTCGGACAAATCGACGAAGCGTTCGCTTCGAAGAACCGCTTTGCAGCGGGCATTCGTAAAACAATTGGAATAAATCCGAGATTGCGTTCTTTAAATATGCAATCTCTTCCTTATTCGGGATGTCCAGATTCAAAAGATAGCAAACC